AACCTTACCTCCTGGGTTTCTACCTGAGGCCGGTTGTCTGCAAAAACTTCAAATGTATCTGTCATCGGAGTAATGACAAGGTACTCATCTGGCGGTACACCGCTAAATACCCCGGTTTCAATGGGTATACTCAAACCATCCAATAACGAGTTTAATTCTGACAATATGCTCATAGTTTGCTGATTTCCTCCTCCAGTTTGGCAATCATAGCTTCAGTGCAAGGCTTCCTGGATGCCGACTGTGCAGGTCTAAGAAACGGTTTAGCGGGCTGACCATGCTTGCCATATTCGATAATGTTGGCAATCTTGGCATTGCTTTCTCCATCTGATCGTGGCTCAGCAAAGCCAACCTTAACATTGAAGTTGCCATCCCTGTCCTGCTTGGCTTCCGAAAGTCCCAAAGATGATAGCATCTCACCAGTTGCTCTCGATGGGTATTTTGTTTCCTTGCCAATGGATGTACGAAGATTACTTTTAACCTTTTCCAACACAACTTTGCCCCCTACTTCGAGCACACGTGGTGCGATAACGTCTATCTGATCACCAAGTCTGGATATACGCAGGAGGAATTCATCAGGCATCTTTATACTGACTTTTGCCATATATCTCACCTCACTGACGGCTCCAGCCGTTCGGCCAGAACCTCGATATACATACCACGACCTCGAACGTCCTCTGCACTGAGTATCCGGTACCGACCGTCAGCGCAGGTGATAATCATTCCGGCTGTAATCTCCAGGTTAGGTATCTTTCTGAATCGGAATAGGGAGGAGGCCGTAGAGAACACCGCCATATTACTCCATCGTTCGCTGCCATGGCGATCCTCCTTATATGCCCGAACAGATGCGAGAATGGTATCAGTTTCGGCAGCGAAACCTTCCGCGTCCTTGGCAGACGCTGTGCTGATAACATCAATGAATGTGTTCATCTTTCCAAAGCTCACATTAAACACCCCACTCCCGGTCGAGTCTTAATAACAAATTTACCGTATTCCATACCTGCTGCCCGGCCTGCACGCTATCCCCGAAAAAACCGGCTGTCGAGCCATCCCTGCTTTCGTAGAAATGGCTCGACAGCATAATGACAGCCTGTTCGGTAGTAGGCGGCATTATGTGTGTTTCATACCATCCGGCAGCAACGTGCTGGTAGCTCTCGGCGTAGGACAAGGCGGCGCTAATGAAGCTCAGCAGAAGGTCATCGTCCGTGTCGTGAGTGAGGATAAGGTTGGCTTTGACCTTGGGTAAAAGATTATCTGATACCGCCATGCTGTACGCCCCCTTTCGCTCACTCTTCGTCAGCTGCCATCAGCCCTGCCGCTTTCAGTTTAGAAAGCAAGGCATTAAAATCCGCTGTGAGTCCTGCGACATCAGATGCGACGCTGTCGGTCTGGTTTTCCGCGACAGGAAGCCCCGTCACTGAGGCCCCCGGCAGAATTTCCAATGTGCCACCAACAACCCACTTATCGCCGCCTTTTTCCATGTAATTCTTAGTGGTAAAGCTCATATTGCACCTCCGTTAAGCTTTCTGCTGAAGAACTTTTATAGCCTCCGGTAAAATCAGCTTTCCGTCTACACGCTGAGTAGCGACAAAACCGACCTGTCCGGTGACGGCATAAAGCTCGTTGAGTCGCTTAAATACACGCCCTTGACGATCTGCTACCCAGTAATAGCTGAAGTCACCAAAGACAATGGTCTTTGCCGACGCAGCAATAGTGGGCACATATGCCGAAGTATAAAGCGGTCGATTTAGGATGGTGTCAGGTGTACCTGCCTGAACAGACGGCTGCCAGAGGTACTGGCCTTGACCATCCTTTAGTTTGCGGATAGCCTTGACAGTCGCATCGTTCATGACAAACACTGCTCTGTTACGATATGGTGCTTTCAAACTGTAGAACAGATCAAGCACCTCGTCCATAGTGATTGCCGTAGCACTTGCAGTAGTAACGCCGACTTGTGCTCCTCCTGTAGTAGCAAGAATACCAGTTGGCTTGCCAGAGCCATCGCCAATGAAAAATGCCTCTTCTTCCTTGTTACCGATACGGCGTGCGAACTCTCTGGAGATGTAGGCTTCAAGGTCAAACACAGAGTCATTCAGCAGTTCCTCGGAAACCTTTATCAAGGTGCCCAGCTTATATGCCCCAATAGATACCTGACCAAAGCTGTCATCGCTCTCAGGAATAGTGCCTTCCTCGTCGATCCATGCGGCAGTACCTTTAGTAGCAACAACTGGTATTTTTCTATCGCCAGAAGAAGTGGTGATAACGTTGGCCAGGGTACGGAAGATATTCTCATCCTCAAGTGCTTCTACAAGAGTACGTTCAAACTCATCGGGAACCAGATAGCCTCCCTCTGAATCAGTACCGATTTGTAGGGCATTTCTTACTGTTGGATCAAGTCCTTCTCCTGCACGAGTACGCATAGCACTCCAGAAAGCTTTTTTGTATTCTGCGGATGCACGACCAGTCTTTTCCTCAGCCACCTTGGAAGGAGCATTTGTAATAGGATTGCTGGTAGCTTTGGAAAGCTCTAAATCAATTACTGCTTGACGCTCAAGACGTTCGATTTCCTTGCCCAGAGCCACAACTTCGTTTTCCATTTTTTCATAGGTAGCGGTATCCTCGGCTGACAGAAGCCCATCACCGCCACGCTTGGCGTCAAGGAACGCTTTTGCAGCATCCCACGCCTTTGCACGCTTTTCACGCAGTTCAAGAATCTTATTCATTTTGATGTTCCTCCTTCAAATTAGTAAGAAATTAAAAAGAGCCGCTTTTCCAGCTGCTCTATTGGGGTACCGGTTTTCGGTTTTGTCTTCTTGGGGATCTTCCCGAGCAGGGAGTTATACACCGCTGCACGAGAGAATATGAGGCCTTGTCCTGTATCCAGAGGAATGCGCTCCTCACTCTCCGTGAACAGAATTTTATCTGCAAAGCCAAGCTCAATTGCCTTATTCGCGTTCATCCATGTCTCTGCGTCCATGAGATGAGAGATCCTTGCTCGTGAAAGGCCTGACTTCAGTTCGTAAGCATTGATGATGCTTTCCTTGACCTCATCCAGCAAGGCTTTGGCACGGAGCATTTCCTCGCTATCACCGATGGCAATTGTCGAAGGGTTATGGATCATCATCATGGATACCGGCGACATATATACATCGCAGCCTGCCATAGCAATGACAGAAGCAGCGCTTGCAGCAAGACCATCAATTTTGACTGTGACTTTGCCGGTATAATCCATCAACATATTGTATATCTGCGCAGCCGCAAATACATCACCGCCGGGCGAGTTAATCCAAACTGTGATGTCACCTGTGCCTGCCATCAGTTCGTCTCTAAACATCTTTGGTGTCACTTCATCGCCATACCAGGTCTCGTCGGAAATTTCTCCGTTGAGATAAAGGGTGCGTTCCTCTGTTGTTTCGTCTCGCACCCAATTCCAAAATTTCCTCATTGGCCGTTAACCTCCTTTTGATAAAAATTACCTGCCTGTGAAAGTGGGAGCATGTTACCGTTCACCAGATAAAGATCACCACCCTCTTCGGCAGGGATACGATTCATATCCTCAAGCTCCCGGATATCATTAGCTGATAGCCAACCGTTCTGCCGTCCGACTGCATATCCGTTCATCCGGCTCTGGTAGTCGCCGCGCAGCAGTCCATCTACATTGAACTTAATAAAGATTGAACTTTTCTCAGATGGCAAGAGAAGCGATTGCTGAAGGCTCTGCTCCCATCGCACCACCCATGGGTCAAGTGTGTATTTTACGAACTCCAGCGATTGCTGCTCAATATTGGAGAAGCTGGACTTTTCAAGATCGCCCACCATGTGCGGAGGTATACGGAATATCCTCGCGATTTCGTTGATCTGAAATTTTCGTGTCTCCAAGAATTGAGCCTGCTCCGGAGGAATACCAATTGCCTGAAACTTCATTCCTTCCTCCAGCACAGCGATTCTATGGGCGTTTCCACTGCCTTGATAGGCGCTGTTCCAGCTGTCCTTGACTCTCTGGATATCCTTGATTACACCGGGATGTTCCAGCACACCACCGGGGTTTGCTCCATTTGCGAAGAATGACGCACCGTATTCTTCAGTCGCAAGCGACATGCCGATGGCGTTTTTAGCCATAGCAATAGGACTGTACCCGATAAGTCCATCAAAACCGAGTCCGGGTATGTGGAGTATCTCATCTCTGCGTAGTGTCACTGTTCCACTATTGGGGTTGATGCGGCTTTCTTCGGAATCCCTGCGGTAGGTGTAAACCAGTTCACCGTTTGCCGCTCGACTAACTTCCATTTTGTTGGGAAGCAGTGGGTATAGTGCGATTGGCTGGCCGCGACCGTTCCTCAAAATCTGCGCATAGGCATTGCCCCAAAGTAAAAGATGACTCATTAGTGTCTCTCGGAACACAAATGAAGTCATCTCTGGGTTAGGCTCGTTATGAAGCAGATAGTATAGCGGGTGTTGTGGTATACGTTCTTTGCTTCCGTCCATTCGGTACTGATAAACGTGTAGCGGAAGTCCGGCTATAGCCTCGGATAGTATCCTCACACAGGCATACACTGCAGCTGATTGCATTGCCGTCCGTTCGTTGACTGTCTTTCCACTGGTCGTGCTGCCAAACAGAAACGAAAATGCACTGCCGATACGGTTTTTTGGTTTATCGCGGGATCGAAACAAACCTGAAAATATACTCATAAGATTAGCAACCCCCTCTCGTTATACACAGACTCACCGCCACTGCTGTTTCCGCAACGGATGGCGCGGTCGAGCGCCATGATGGTTGCTACTGCGCCATCTATTCTTTCTGTACTCTTCTCCTTATCTGGCTTAATGTTGCCCGCTGGATCAGTCTTGATGTAGATGTTATCCATCATCCAACGGAGAACAGGATGACCGCCGTGGGCGATTTTCTGCTCTAGCGTCAGCTTCATCAATTCCTTTGTAGGTGGAGACATATCTTTAAAGCCCTGACCGAAAGGAACAACTGTAAACCCTAGTCCCTCGAGGTTCTGTGTCATCTGAACAGCTCCCCATCGGTCAAAGGCAATTTCCCGGATGTTATATTTCATTCCGAGTTGCTCAATAAAGCTTTCAATAAAGCCGTAATGTACGACATTTCCTTCTGTTGTCATAAGATGCCCTTGTTTTACCCAGAGGTCGTACTGGACATGGTCACGACGTACCCGGAGATCAATGTTGTCCTCCGGCATCCAGAAAAATGGAAGTATCTCATACTTGTCCTCCTCGTTCAGTGGCGGGAATACCAGCACGAAAGCTGTAATGTCCGTTGTAGAGGAAAGATCAAGCCCGCCATAACATACTCGCCCTTCTAGGCTGTCAGCATCAAGCGGGAATGCACAGGCATCCCACTTCGCCATTGGCATCCAACGGACTGCCTGTTTGACCCATTGATTAAGCCGAAGTTGCCTGAAGCTGTTTTCTTCGGCTGGGTTCTGCTTAGCACTCTCACAGGCAGCCCGAACCTTGTCAATTCCAACCGTGATTCCAAGGGAAGGATTCGCTTTCCTCCAAACCTTCGGATCAGTCCAATCATCGTCTTCCTTGGCGCCATAGATCACCGGATAGAAAGTAGGATCATGCTTTCTGCCTTCTAAAATGTCCAATGCCTTCTGGTGTGTTTCATAACAGATACTCTGGGTATCTGTTCCCGCCGTGGTAATGAGAAAATATAGCGGTTGCATTCTTGCATCACCAGAGCCCTTTGTCATGACATCAAACAACTTCCGGTTAGGCTGCGTATGCAGTTCGTCAAACACCACACCGTGGATGTTGAAACCATGCTTGGAATAAGCCTCAGCTGACAGCACCTGATAGAAGCTGTTGGTTGGAAGATATATCAGTCGCTTTGTTGAAGCCAGTATCTTTACACGCCGGGACAGTGCCGGGCACATCCGTACCATGTCAGCTGCTACCTCAAAAACAATCGATGCTTGCTGGCGATCAGCCGCACAGCCATACACTTCGGCACGTTCTTCACCGTCACCGCAGGTCAATAAAAGAGCAACAGCTGCAGCAAGTTCTGATTTGCCCTGCTTCTTTGGGATCTCCACATACGCCGTATTAAACTGACGGTAACCATTAGGCTTAAGAATGCCGAATATGTCACGGACAATCTGCTCTTGCCAGTCAATTAGCTCAAAAGGTTTACCTGCCCAGGAGCCTTTCGTATGGGAAAGAGCTTGTATAAAAGAAACCGCATAATCTGCGGCATCTTTATCATAATAAGAGCCTTCGGCCATGAAGGCGGTTGGCTTGTATTTCTTTAATTTACGCATATGCGCCGCCTCCTTTATAAAAATAGGCAAAAGAAAAGAGCCTCCGTAGAAGCCCTTTGCTTTTACCTATTTATTCTTTTAGTCTGCTTCTTGCGTTTCACCGGTTAAAATGAAACGACAGTATTCAGCTTTATGGTCAATAAGGTAAGCTACCAGTTCGTAGTAGCCGCGCTCGTTTGCTTCATATTGCACACGATTCACATCAAACATATTTGTGACACCACTATCTCGTATAGCGAGGATTTGCTCCTTAATTTTTTCATTCATCAGTAGATACCTCTTTCTCCACAGAGTCAATGGTGGCCTGGCGCAGGATATCCAAGTCAAAGCCCGCGTCCTTGTAGCCTTCCAAAATAGTGGTATAGTAATAGCAACTTGGCTGGCCAAGCGGTCTACCCTCGTTCATTACATACATCATAGCTTTGACATTCTTGCCTCCCAGTTTTACCTTTACCGTTTCCTTTCGAT